TCTGTGGTATATTCTTCCGTCTGGGAGAGTATTGAATTACCCTTTCGCTCGAATTGAAGATGGCGCTGTCACCTACCTCAAAGCTGCATTTAAACCTGCGGCTGATGCTGAGGAATGGCCGCGCGCTAGGTTATGGAGTGGAATAGCACTTGAAAACTGCGCTCAAGCTACAGCTAATGATTTACTCCGCCATTCACTTAGGCAATTAGATAATGTAGTCATTCACGTACATGATGAAATTGTCGTGGAGTGTAAAGAAGAAGATGCGGAATTTATGGCAAAAAAAATGACATCCATTATGTGTAAACCGCCTGTCTGGGCTAATGGTTTACCTTTGGATGTCGAGTTATCAATTATGACAAGGTACGGAAAATGATAAAATACTTAGAAAGTATAGCACCTGAAGGCGAAACTGTCCTCTTTGTAAAACAAATAGCTAAACCAGACCTATTTCATGCTGATGGCGCACAAAAATGTAGCTGGCCCGCCTACCTTCCATCTAAGTATGACGGGAAAGGTGCTTGGTATTGTAATACTGCTAGTTTCATTGTCAATAGATTCAAAGATGGCAAACCTAGCGCTTCTGCGACTAACTGTGAGCTTGTTGCGTTCCTTGTGCTAGATGACGTTGGTACTAAGTCAAAAACGCCTGAGCTTGCGCCTACGTGGATAATCGAGACTTCACCTAATAACTATCAATACGGGTATACGTTCAGACTTGATGACCAGCCAACTAAAGGTGAGTTTAGCGCAGCTATTAAAGCAATAGCCTTAGCAGGTTTCACAGATGGTGGTGCTATTAACGCTGTGCGTAACTTTAGACTACCCGGCTCTGTCAATCTTAAGCCCGGCAGAGATAACTTTAAATCAGTGTTAACTTCTTTTGATCCTACTCTGGAGTTTAGCTTGCCTGAAATTTGTAATGCACTTGGAGTTATACCTGCTGAGGCAGACACAGCGACTGTTAAGCGTATAGATTTGATGGACGATGGTCAAGATGACGTGCTGACTTGGCTTGATGCGCGCGGTGATGTCATTGAGTCGGTTAACGGTGAGGGCTGGTACGGTGTTAATTGTATTAATGCTGCGGCTCACTCAGATAATAACCCGATGGCGCGCTATCACCCGTTAAACCGAGCTTATATGTGCTTTCATGAGTCATGCCAGCATTTAGACAGTAAAGGCTTCCTTGAGTGGGTACAGGCTAACGGTGGCCCGATTCATAGTCATGGACTACGGGAGGAGTTATTAGCATCGGTTATGAATGACACCCTAGCCAAACTAGAACCTTCGGACATGTTCACCCATGACGCTGATGATATCGTTGCAGCAGTCGAGCGTAAAGAGTTTGGGCGTATTGAAAAGCAGGAATGGTATAACCGTTTTGCTTATGTCATTCAAGACGAAACCTATTTTGATCTTGAGTCTAGGCGTGAAGTTAGCAGATCCGCTTTCAATGCTTTATATAAACATGTCGATTGTAAGTCGATCCATAACGGCCGCAAGATAGAAGCCGCCAGCAGTTATGACGAAAACAGACAGGCTATGGGAGCAAAAACACTTGTTGGTATCACCTATGCAGCCGGTGAAAGCGTTATAACTGCTCTTGACGGTGATTTGTATGGTAACCGTTGGCGTGATGCAAGGCCAGATCATTCTGCCGGTGACGTTACCCGTTGGTTAGATCATTGCAAGACCTTAGTCGGTAATCATGACGAATTAGAGCATATCTTTAACGTTATGGCGTATAAAGTGCAACACCCAGAAGTCAAGATCAATCACGCCATTCTACATGGGGGCGATCAAGGGGCTGGTAAAGATACCATGTATGCGCCTTTTATATGGGCTGTTTGTGGCGCACATCTTAAAAATCGTGGTCTGGTGGATAGCTCAAACATTACAAGCGCGTTTGGCTATGCTTTAGAGTCTGAGATCCTGATACTCAATGAGTTGAAAGAAGTCGATGCTAAAGAAAGACGCGCGTTAGCTAACAAGTTAAAACCTATCATAGCAGCGCCTCCTGAAACTTTGACTATCAATAGAAAAGGTTTACACCCTTATGACATGCTTAACCGCGTGTTTGTGCTTGCATTTTCTAATGATCCTGTCCCTATTCAATTAGAGTCACAAGATCGTCGTTGGTTTTGCGTGTGGTCGCATGCGCCCCGTATGTGTCCTGATAAAGCGCAAACGATGTGGGAATGGTTTAAAACTGGCGGAGGCTATGAAGCAATCGCATCATGGTTGCATAGTCGAGACGTGAGTAAATTTAATCCTAGTGCTGCGCCCATGATGACGGAATTTAAGCTTAATCTAGTAGAACAAGGCATGAGTAGTGCTGAAAGTTATTTGGTGGACATGATGCGCTTGCGCGTTGGCGAGTTTGCATCAGGTGTTATAGCGTCGCCATTCCATGCGATATGCGAGCGGTTAACGCAATCATCAGGCAATAAAATCCCTCAACCGGCTTTTCTACATGCACTCAAGGAGGCCGGCTGGATTGATAAAGGCCGGTTAAGTAGTAGAGATTATACATCGGCTAAACATATTTTCACTGCGCCTGATATTGGAGAGTTGTCAAAATCAGAGCTTAGGCGTATGGTAGAACCTGAACCGATTAAAAGGCTATCGATAGTCAAGTAAAACAAAAAAAGGCCGTGAGGCCTTTTCTTTAATACTAAGAACATAAAAAAAAGGCCGTGAGGCCTTTTCTTTAATACTAAGAACATAAAAAAAAGGCCGTGAGGCCTTTTCTTTTACTCTATGTTTGAAGTTATGACGGCCACAATAAAGGCCGCGATAATTGCGAGAATCATTCTATCGCCTCGATAATGACATCATCATAATCATCATCAATATATTTATCAGCTAATATTTTGGCTTGTTCCAATGTAAGCAGATAATCGTTTACTTCTACATCGCCAACCCAAACAGTGTATTTTTTCATAATTGCACCCAAAAAAGAGCGGCTACAATAACGGCCGCGCAAAATGCGTAGGCGATAAAATTCAATAATAAAGGCTTCATAGTGTTTTGCCTGTGATTTGATAAGCGTCATTTTCTAAAGTTACAAAACCTTTAGCTTCTAAAGTTGACATAATGCTATTGAATTGATTAAGCGTCGCGCCTTGCTCTTTTAACGCTAGATATATTGCACTAGCAGGAGCTGCGCCTACTTCTGAAATAGTAGCCAGAATATGGCGCGCTATACGTTTAACTATTTGCATTTGTTCTACTGTCATAAATTACACCTTTTCATTTTAATATACCTTTAGATTAAAAGGCCGTCATTAGGCGGCCTTGATTGTTAAAATTAATTTTCTTCTATATAACGCGCCGCTTCTTCTAATGCAAACCAAGCTAAGCCATTATAGATCGTCGTCCGGTCGTCACTCTTAGGGTTCATCAAACCGTCGAATATCTCAGCGTCTGACATACCATTAAAGCAGTTAAAGCTGCTTAATAACTCAATAGCATTTGTTCCCATGTCATCTGCACAATCATTAAGCATTTGCATAATTAAAGCGTGGTTGCGCTTTGTGAACGCTTCTGTTTCAGTGTAGTAAATAAAACCGTCTACACCACCACTAGCACCATGATTACATATATCTGCTGCTGACTCTTTAAGGTTCTTCATTCCACCCATTTGTTTTGCTACTGCTGCTATTAGTTTTTTGTTCATTTTAGTTTACCTTAGTTTAGTGTATTAAAAGGCCGCCTAATGACGGCCTTGATTGAGTTTAAAATTCTGCTTTTAATGTTTCTTCTAGTAATTCTAATAGTCTAGCATTTTGAGCGTCAAATTCTGATATTAGCTTAGCATTATGCGCCCTTTGTTCTGCTAACATTTCGTCCATTAATTCTGTAATTGTCTTTTTCATCTTTTTTTTCTCTTTTCGTTTAAGTTGTGTTTATTGTAACACTATATTTTACATTAGCAAGCGTTTTATTTTTGTCAGCAATGTTAGTTGATCGTCAGCTATTATTTTATTGATGATTGCATACGGCTTAGACTAGCAAGGGCGAGGCTTAGAGCTATGTGTTAGTAATGTTAGCTATTAAATATTATATTTAGTTTTAAAGTGTATATATATATGTAAAAGAATAATGTCCCACTGCCAGGTAGTTTGAAACAGGTGCTAACATTGCTGACATTGCATACATTTTTAATTTGGTGCTAAATGTTAGTAATGTCAGCTATTCTTTTTTAATAGCTAACATTGCTGACATATTAAGGGGAGCGCTTACAGTTCCATTGTATAGCTGTAAATATTATTGATAGCTAACATTGCTGACATTGCTGACATTGCTAACGCCTTGCCGGCCTTATGCTAACGCCTTGCCGGCCTTATGCTAACGCCTTGCTATTCGTGGCTTGTAGCCTGTGCCTGTTTGTAAGTTATTGATTCTTAAAGGCTTTGGGGTGGGGGCTTGAATCGGTCGGTTGGTCGGTTGGGGGGGTTACCTGCGTGAGCGGTGGCGGGGCTATATATATAAATCTTTTAGAATTTTAATTTTGTAAATCTTTTAGAATTTTGAAATTTTTTTTGAGAAAAATTTAAAAGGTTAAGGATTGTTTTACATAGATAAATGTGTTAGGCTACAAACTAAACTAACCACGACTGGTGCTTTATGATTTCCTTTCCTTATTCTCCTCGCGAACTCCAAGCTACAGAGGCGCGTCTAACTCAAGTGTATGAATCTGCTAAACTCGGATTGAAAGGTGACAAGCTTGCCTTAGCATCAGGGATGTTACCTTCTGAATATAGACAGTTATGCCAACTAGACCCTACTGTAGAACTAGCCGCAATGAAGGGTGCTGCTGACGCAGAAGTAGAAGCGTCAACTCAACTAAGAGATGCCGCTAGAAACGGAGACTCTAAAGCAGCGCTAGCGATATTGCAACACTCACATGGTTGGGCTACCGCTAAGGAGTCAACGAGAGTAGCGGTAGGACTGACGAACGCTGATGGTTCAGCTATGAATTTAGTTATAGGTTGGGAGGAATGAGCGTTCATTTCTCAAGCGAGACAGATTTATGGGCTACTCCACAATCGTTCTTTGATGAATTAGATAAAGAGTTTAACTTTACTTTAGATGTTTGTGCTAATGCAGATAACGCTAAGTGTGCTTCATTCTATACTAAAGAGGATGATGGACTTTCTCAAGATTGGAAAGGCGTAGTTTGGATGAACCCTCCTTACGGTAGGGAAATTAGCAAATGGATGGCTAAGGCTAATGAAGTGAATTGCACTGTTGTATGCTTAGTGCCAGCGAGAACAGATACTCGATGGTGGCATGACTACTGTATTCAACATGAAGTACGCTTTATTAAAGGTAGACTTAAATTCGGGGGGCATAAGAACAGCGCACCCTTTCCAAGTGCATTAGTAATTATAAAACCTATATGAAAGTAGTCTTACCTTATAGACCAAGAGATGTATTTAAGCCCCTTCACAACCGCAAGGAGCGTTGGGCAGTCGTAGTGGCTCATAGACGGGCAGGTAAGTCAGTATCGTGCATCAACGAGCTTATAAGAGCTGCCTGTCAAGATGTGTCTGGTGACGGGCGCTATGGCTACATCTGTCCTTACTATTCGCAAGCCAAGCAGGTGATATGGGATTACTGTAAAACCTTCACTAAACCTATACCTAATATAAAGGTGAATGAATCTGAGTTAAGATTAGACTTTCCTAATGGCGCAAGACTACAACTGTTCGGTGCTGACAATCCTGATAGATTACGTGGGCTATATTTTGATGGAATTATCGCGGATGAATATGGTGATTGGAAGTCATCGGTGTGGGCGTATGTAATTAGACCTGCATTAGCTGATAGAAAAGGCTGGGCTATCATCATCGGGACACCGAAAGGAAAGAACGCCTTTTATGAACGGTATGAAGCAGGGAAACAAGACCCGAACTGTTTTACATTAATACTGAAGGCTTCTGAATCAGGATTACTTGATGCAGAAGAACTAGCTGAACTGAAGAATGAGCTAAGTGAAGACGCATGGCTACAGGAAATGGAGTGTAATTTCGATGCAGCTATACCGGGAGCTATATATGGTAAGGAAATGTATGAATTAGCTGAAGCTGGGCGAGTGAAACCATGTTATGATCGCTCATTAAAGACGTATGCTGCACTCGATTTAGGATGGAGTGATGATACAGCTATATGGTGGTATCAAGTAGTCGGTAAAGAACTAAGAGTAATTGACTGTTACAGTAATAGTGGGATGCCTATTAGTCATTATCATGAAGTGCTAAAGGGTAGAGGTTATGATTATGGTGAATGGCTGTATTTACCACATGATGCTAAAGCTAAAAGCCTACAAACTGGGCGATCTATAGAAGAACAGTTTAGATCATTAGGATGGCGACCAAGGATTGTACCAAGCGTAAGTCTGATGGATGGGATACAAGCAGCACGTCTGACTTTGGCTGACTGTTGGTTCGATCCTAAGTGTAAAGAAGGAATGGAAGCGCTAACACAATACCAACGTGAGTATAATCTGGATAAGAAAGTGTTTAATGACCGTCCTAAACACGACTGGACAAGCCATTTCTCAGACGCATTTAGATACATGGCATTAGCATGGCGTGAACAACGTCCTGAACCTAAAGTTAAGAAGGCTAAGTATTGGCAAGAGCAAACTTTGAATGAATTATGGGAAACAAGCACAAAAGCATTGAAAAAGCGAATTTAATGTTATAATCCCTCTAAACCTTTATAAATGAGTGTCAAAATGGCAGAATCAGAAGATAAGAAGTCAGCACAGCCTTGGCACGATGAACTATCGCGCTATAAAGAAGTGTTCAAAAAGTGGACTGAACGTGGTGAAAAGGTCGTTAAACGCTACCGTGATGAACGGAAAGACGTTGAGGCTACTGATGCTAGGTTTAATATCTTTTGGTCTAACGTACAGACGTTAAAACCCGCTATTTACGCTAAACCGCCTAATCCTGAAGTATCAAGACGCTTTGATGACCAGAATGATGCAGCGCGAGTAGCTTCAACTATATTAGAAAGGGTGTTAGCTTATGAGATTACTCAGTATCCTGACTTTCACGCTACTCTTAGTAATGTTGTCGATGATCGTCTGTTGCCGGGGCGTGGTGTCGCTTGGATTAGGTACGAACCAGTTATCGAATCAGTTGAGACAGAACCTCAGATCACTGATTATGAAGAAGTAGGTGAAGGTTATGAAGAAGAAGGATATGAACAGATAACATCTGAAACATCACCTGTAGATTACGTTTACTGGCAAGATTTTGCCCATCTACCCGCTAGAACATGGGAAGAAGTTACTTGGGTAGCTAGACGCGTTTATATGTCCTTAGAAGAAGGTGAAGAACGTTTTGGTGATGTATTTAAATTAGTCCCATTAACTTTATCACCCGATAGACAAGATGGCGAGAAAGAAACTACTCAATCATTAAAGAAAGCTGAAATTTGGGAAATCTGGTCTAAATCAGAAAAATGCGTCTACTGGATAGCAGAAAACTACGATATAGTCTTAGATCATCGTGACGACCCATTAGAACTGATAAACTTCTTTCCTTGTCCTAAACCTTATTTTGCTACAACTACTTCAGGTTCTTTAGTTCCTGTTGCTGACTTCTTATTGTATCAAGATCAAGCAGACGAAATAGATGACCTAACAGGTCGAATCAAGCATCTTACCAAAGCCATGAAGGTTATGGGTATCTATGCTGCTGATGAACCTGCTATTGAACGATTAATGAAAGAAGGTAATGACGGGGTGCTTATACCTGTTAAGAACTGGGCAGCATTTGTTGAGAAAGGTGGTCTTCAAGGTGCAGTACAGTTTATGCCTCTTAGAGACGTAGCTCAAGCATTACAACAACTTTATGTAGCTCGTGAATCATGTAAGCAAATAGTTTACGAAACTACAGGTCTATCAGATATTATGCGTGGAGCATCAGTAGCATCTGAAACTGCTACGGCTCAACAAATTAAATCACAGTTTGCATCATTAAGATTAAACAATATGAAAGATGACATGAGCAGATTCGCTCGTGACATTTTACGTATGAAGTCAGAAATCATTTGTTCTAAATATCAACCTGAAACTTTAGTGCAAATATCAGGTGTTATGAGTACGCCTGACGCTCAGTTTGTTCAAGCAGCTATAGAGTTGCTAAAGAATGAAACAATGCGTAACTTCAATATCGATATTGAAACTGACACCTTAGTACAGATAGATCAACAAACTGAAAAAGCAAACAGAGTTGAGTTCTTAACTTCAGTAAGTTCATATCTTGAAAAAATACTACCAGTAGGTCAACAACATCCTGAGTTAGTTCCATTATTAGGTGAAATGTTATTGTTTGGTATTAGAGGCTTTAAAATAGGTCGTACTATTGAAGGTTCATTTGAGCAGTATATCTCTCAAGCAACTCAACAAGCTAAAGCTAAAGCTGCACAGCCTCCACAACCACCACCTCCTACTCCTGAAATGATTAGAGCGCAAGCAGAAGTTCAAAATGCTCAAGCTAAGAATCAAATGGAACAAGCTAAACTTCAAACTGAACAACAACTTGAAACGCAGAAACTACAGTTTGAACAGTGGAAAGCACAACTTGATTCTGACACCAGAGTTATGATTGCTGAAATGAGTAGTAAAACTAGCTTGAAACAATCATCAATGACTATAAATGCAGCTCGCGATCAAGAAGGTTTGATAGAGATGGGCGAAACTGGTGAAGAACAACCTACTAGCGCATTATCAGGGCTTATAGATGCAGTAAATCAAAACTATGCACAGATGCTTCAAATGTCATCTATGCAAAATGAAATGGTAATGCAAAAACATGCTGAAATGATGGCTCAACTTTCTCAACCTAAACAAATTGTTCGCGGTGCGGACGGTAAAATAATTGGAGTTCAATAATGGCTGTATCATTAAACACAACGCTTCGCAATAGCCGAGCTGATGCGATTACCTCATTTACTAATGGTGGGGCTAAATTAAGAATCTATACTGCTGGTGCAGTTCAATTAGTTGAATGTGTATGCGGAACACCATTTGCACCTGCGGCTTCAGTTGGAGTTTTAACTTTAACAGCTATTGCTCAAGGTACAGCAGGAGCTACAGGAACTGCGACTAATGCAAGTATTTATAAAGCTGATGGAACTACTTTAGTAATTAGTGGTTTAACAGTAGGTACATCTGCATCGAATGTTAATCTTTCAAGTACTTTAATAACAACAGGTGATAATGTTGCTATATCTTCAGCTACGATCACTGAAGGCAACGCTTAGAAATGGCTTTGTGGGATTCTGGAATATGGGATTCCTCTAAATGGTCTACGATAGAAACAACCGTAGCCATACCGCTTGCGGATATAGCTGTTGCTTCTACTGGTAAGGTTGTACATTCTGCTGCAATAGCCATATCGCTTGCGGATATAACTGTTGCTTCTAGTGGCGTAATAACCCGCCATGCAACAATAACATTGGCTCTTGATGATATTGATGTAGTTGTAGCCGGGCAAGATGTTCATGCAGGGCCTATAAGTTTAACCTTAGATGACTTTACTTATACATCGTCAGGAATAGTCGTTCATAATGCGGCAATAGCTATTCCTCTTGAAGATATAAGTGTACAAATATTAGGTTCTGATGTTCACGAAGGTGTTTTAGCTTTAACTTTAGAAGATATAACTGTTTACTTTCAGACGTTTGTACCTCAGCACCGAGGGGGAACGGGCAAGAAAAAATCTAAAGTTTATAAAGATTTACGTCAAGAAGTTGAAAATGATATAGCAAATGCTATAGCTAAAGTTACAGGTGAAGATATACCCCCTGAGCTTGAAGAAATTAGTTTAGAAGCTGAAATTAAAGTTGCTGAAGAAGCTAATATAGCTAGGCTTCAAGAAAGGGTTATGCAAGCGCAAGCAATGGCGCTTCAAGCTGAAATAGACCGTTTAATTCAAGACGAATTAGACGATGAAGAATCATTAATGTTACTTTTATAGGCAAATCAAATGGCAGGATCAGCACTAATAACAGGCGCTTCAAATGGGGCAGCTCAACAATCAGCAGGTAATGACGGTTCAATATTATGCGTCAGTCATAACAGCCCTAAAGCTACTTTTAGATATAATGCGGTAGATATAACACCCGTAGCTACTGCAACTGATGTTTTAGTATTGAAAGGTTCAGCTACTAAAGTAGTTCGTATAACTAGAGTAGCTATATTGGGATCAGCTACTGCGGCAAGTAAATATGATCTATACCTTACTAAACGAACTACAGCTAATACTGGCGGTACTTCAACTGCGCCTACACCATCAAAATCTGATTCATTAGATGCAGATGCTACAGCTACTTTAGCACTATATACTGCTAATCCTTCAGCATTAGGAACTGGTGTAATTTTAGAAGCGAATATAATATATTTACCTAATAATGCGACTCCAGCAGGTGCTGTAACAGAAAGACAGTTTATGTTCGGCAACCGTAATGATAAAGCTCCAGTATTACGTGGTGTAGCTGAATCAATAGCATTTAACTTTGCAGGCGCAGCTGTACCAGCAGGCGCATCATTATATATGCTTATTGAATGGACTGAGGATATCATTTAATGCCTATTTATGAAGTCAAATGTAGTTCTTGCGGAGAACACCAAGATATATTCCGCAAGTTGGCTGATTGGGATAAGTTACCTGAATGTTGTGGAGAAATCACCATTCGGGTAATGACCGCACCTGCGGTATTTGAAGACATAAAACCTTACAAGTCTATGATGACTGGGGAAATGATTACTGGAAGAAGCCAACATCGCAAGCATTTGATTACTCATAATGTGCGTGAAGTTGGTAATGATAGTACAGAACAAAAAGTAGATCATTTTGCGGTAAAACGTAAGAAAGAAGCTTTGCGTAGAGAAATATCTGAAAAATTCAACTAAGGATTAAGAAATGAGTGAAGATACAATGCTTGACGACTCAAGCGAAGTAGTAGAATCAGTAGATTCAACACCTGCTATTGAGTCAAATGAACCTGAAACTACACAAGATATTATCAGTAAAGAATTTGATAAACTTGAAGATAAAGCTCCTGAAGAAAAAGCACCTGAAGAACCTAAAGTAGTATCTCAAGAACGCTCACCTTGGAAATCATGGAAGGCGGATGCTGCTAAAGTAATGGAAGGCTTGCCTGAAGATGCACAGAAGTATATAATTGAACGGCAGGATCAATTTCATAAAGGGATTGAACAGTATAAGGAAGCAGCCAACTATGCTAAAACTATAGATAAAGCTATTTCGCCTTATAAAGATTACATGCACAACCTAGGCGTAACTCCAGACGTGGCGTTTACTAACCTATTGAAAACCGAACACACGCTTAGAATGGGATCATACCAAGAAAAAGCGGAAATGTTACAAAAGTTAGCACATGATTACCAGATTGATATGAACTCACTAGCCGG